ATGCTTAACGTAATTCATGCCGAGTCGTCAAATGGCAAGACGTATGCCAACGTTCAAAATATCGCGAGACTCCCGAAGGGAATGAAGGCACCAGCGACAAGCAAACCGCATTTGTTTTTCAGCTTGTCGCCTGATGAATTTGATCCGATGGTTTTTGATGCGTTGCCCGAACGCATGAAAGAAGAAATCAAGCAATCTCCAGAGTTTCGAGAGATTGCGTCGGCGGTCGATGCTAACGGCAACCCGATCAACACGATTGCGGACATTCCATTCTGATGCGACCTAAGCAACCAGCAGACAAACCGGCGGCGGTGATCATCAAGCCGATGGAGCCGCCGCCGGGCTTCCGGTTCTTTACAATTGGACCGGAGCAGATGGACACGATACCGCTTTGCAATTGCGGATCGTACATGACAACCGAAACGCTCGAAGGCGAATGGCTCTGCCGTTGGTGCGAACCAGAGCGAGCGAGAGAACGCGGCGAACGAACGATCGGGCTACTCAGGGCACGGGCGAAGATTTTACAACAACACGGACCAACAAAGAGGGAAATCAAATGACACAGCGAAAATACACTCCGGAAGAACTTGTCAAGATCAAGGATGCAATTGATGCGATCGATACGATGCCGCCTTGGTGCGAAATGTCGGAAGGTAGGACATTCTGGAGCGACGTTCTTAAAAAACTTCATGACAAAGCCAAACACGGCACAACCGACGGTAATCCGTGGATCGAGCCGGAATTGACCGACGAAGACGCGTTGAGGCGGCCGTGGGTGATGGTGCGGCAGGAATTGCAAAGAGAATGGACCGGTCCGTGTATATTAGTTTGCGTCACCAAAGAACGCTATTCGTTCACTGCCGCGGAACCGGACTTGAGTCAAACAAATACGTGGCAAGAATGTCGCCTAGCTACGCCCGAAGAGATCGAGGCCGCCAATGTCCGACGATGACATCACCGAGCACTTCGCCGAGCGTGCTGCCATCGCTGAGCACGACGGCGGATTGTCGCGGCGGGTCGCGGAGTATCAAGCGGCACGGGCGACGCGGCAAGCCTACGGAAGGCTTACCGATGAGATCGAGAGGCAGATGCGGGAGACGAGGGGCATTGTCAACGGTTGACAGTGCGGTAAGATTTGACAAGCCGTAGCGGGCTTACAACAACACAACCACCGGCGGTGCCTTCGTGCTCATTCGAGCTGGCCCGCTACGCCGCGCCGCCGGTGGCTTTTTGGTGTTATCTATGGATTACGAAGAGTTCATTCGATCGAAGGTGCGATCGGCAAGGCCGCTAGGCTTTGAGGTTGCGGTTAGCGAGCTTCCAAAAGCTCTCAAGGGCTGGCAGGCTAAATGCGTCCAGTGGTCGCTACAGCGTGGCCGAGCGGCTTTGTTTGAGGACACTGGCCTAGGTAAGACGATCCAGCAACTAGCGTGGGCGGATGCGGTTTGCAAGCGATCCCAGCGGCCGGTCGTGATTCATACGCCAGTTGGCATTCGAGCCCAAACAAAACGAGAGGCCGAAAAGTTTGGCATCGAAACGCCCGTTGCGGTAGTCGATGAGCAAAGCGAGATCATCGGCGGCATTAACCTGATCAATTACGAAAAGCTTCACAAGTTTGACGCTTCGATTTGGTCGGGTGTCGTGCTAGACGAATCGCAGATCCTCAAAAATTTCACCGGAAAGATTAAGCAGGAGTTGATCGACTCATACCGCGAAACACCTTACCGCTTGGCGTGCACAGCGACGCCGGCACCTAATGACCACAAAGAGCTAGGCAACCACGCCGATTTTCTTGGAGTTATGCCGTCGAACGAAATGCTTTCGCGTTGGTTCATTAACGACACGATGAAAGCAGGTGGCTACCGCTTGAAAAAACACGCTCAAAAGGACTTTTGGCGATGGGTCACATCGTGGGCGGTTTGTCTTTCGCGTCCATCTGATCTTGGCGGTAGCGACGACGGCTACATCTTGCCACCGCTAACCGTTGAGCGACACATTGTGAGTGTTGCATACGATGGCGTCGCTGATGGCTTTCTATTCGACGTCGAAGGAATTTCGGCGACGAACATCCACGAAGAAAAGCGGCGGACCAACACCGAGCGAGCTAAGCGAGTTGCGGACATTGTGCGTGAGTCAGAGCGGCCGGCAATCGTTTGGTGTTACACCGATTACGAATCTTCGGAGTTGATGAAGCATGTCGACGGAGCCGTTGAGGTTCGCGGGTCGATGCCGGAGAAGAAAAAGCAGGATCTACTCTTAGGCTTTGCCGAAGGAGAGTTTCCGGTGTTGGTGACAAAGCCGTCTATCGCTGGGGTCGGGCTGAACTTTCAGGTTTGCAACACGCAAGTATTCGCGTCGCTTTCGTTTTCGTTTGAAGAGTATTATCAGGCCGTTCGAAGGTCTTGGAGGTTTGGTCAAACGCGGCCGGTGAAGGTTCATATCATCGGCAGCGACGCGGATGCGAACATCGAAAAGAGCATCGCCCGAAAAGGTGCCGATCACGGTTTGATGCAAGCGTCGATGGCGGAAGTTGTGAGGCAGTTCGGACTTGGCAATCAAGCCGAGTTAATGAGGGTCGGTTTATCGGCGTCGGCGGTTCCGACGATTCCTAGTTTCTTAAAATCAAAGGCAGGTGTTTGAAATGGGTTGCATGAACGAACAACACGGAGCGGACTGGACGTTTTACAACGGCGATTGCGTTGACCTTATGCGGGACTTGCCAGATAACTCGATCGACTTTTGCATTCACTCGCCGCCGTTTTCGTCGCTGTACATCTACAGCGATTCAGAAAACGACATGGGCAACGCAGCGAACGATGAAGAGTTTTTCCGGCACTACGCTTTCGCGATCAAAGAGCTTTATCGGTTGACGGTTCCAGGCCGCCTCTGTGCGGTCCATTGCAAGGACTTACCGAGATATGCGAACGTCTACGGCACGACGGGGCTTATCGACTTTCCTGGGGCTTGTATTCAGGAATTTGAGGTCGCTGGTTGGGTCTTTCATTCGCGGGTAACAATCTGGAAATGCCCAGTTACAGAGCGAGAGCGGACCAACAATAACGGACTACTTCACAAGACCGTCAGGCGTGATACGTCGCAGGTGCGGCAAGGGATGGCGGATTACCTGATCGTCTTTCGAAAGCCGCCAAGCGAAGGAAGCGGCTTGATGAGCGATAAGCCTATCGTTAGGCCGAAGGGATTCTCCAGGTACATCGGCGAAGCGGGAAGCTCAAACGATAGTCACCCGTCGCCGTTTTCGAGAAAGAAAAACGCGGCCGATCCGTCGATCGATATTTGGCGGAGATACGCAGAGCCGGTTTGGTGGGACGTAAACCAAACCGACGTGTTAAACTTCAAACTGGCAACAACAGAAAACGATGAGAAGCACATTTGCCCGCTACAGCTTGGGTTGATAGAGCGTGCCGTTGACCTTTGGACGCTTCCGGGCGACGTTGTGTTTTCGCCATTCGGTGGCGTTGGCAGCGAAGGTGTCGGGTCGCTTAGGTGCGGCCGAAAGTTTGTTGGCGTTGAGTTGAAAGAATCGTATTGGCAGCATGGTTGCAATTTTCTGCGATCACAAGAGGAGAAGAAAAACGTGCCGATGCTGCCGTTCGATGATGCGATCGAAGCCGACGACGTTTTTTAGTTGCGAACAGGTTGACAGATTGTTATAGTGTACGAAATCAGCCTTGGCCGGCTGACCAATCCAAGCCACCGCCCGGCGTTCTGCGATTATCTTCGCAAGCCGGCCAAGCTGCTGGGCGGTGGTTTTTTTCTTGGAGTCTGAAATGGTTAGACGTTTGGACGTTGGGCGATCAAGCCGAACGCCAGTCAAGCACGAAATTTTGCATTCGATGCTTGGCAAGGTTTGCGGCGTTTTGTCTGCAGATAGCGACAAAGTGCCATGCAAGGCTACGTGGGCGAATCCGCTTGTTTGCGTTGACCTATGCGGCGGCGATGGCTTGCGGTCGGATGATCACGATTGTTCGCCGATGATTATGTTCGACCACTGCAGCAAGCTTGCCGAAAAAGGCAAGCGGTCGAAGCTTGAAGTTATCGAAAAGATGGACAACACGTTTGAGCAGTTGACCATAAACTGCGGG